ATTTCTGAGTAGCATTCGGCGTAATGGATTGACTTATGGTTATAGTCAATTAGCCTCCATAGTATTGAGTGGACGGGAGGGAGTTACCAATTCCCCTTATTACTACAATCCACACCCAGTTACATGCTCTCCTTTCCCATCTTACCATAGGTAACTTATCCTTAGCCATGCCCCTGCAAGCAGAAACATGATCGGGTGGCGGTCCCATATCACCTCAACGAGTAAATTCCCCATCACATTATTTTGATTGGAAGAATTTGAGGTAGGGATCTCTACAAACACCTCGGGGTTAGTCTATGGTAATATTCCATTTGAGCGGTTCACCATAACCTCTTAATGTCCAAAGAGGTCGTCAAGGGCAGGAATTCTCACTTCATCGTAAATATGTGATACTGCCCTAAATGTGGCTTCTAATAAGTCCACATCATATCTACTCCAGCCGTACTTGTCGTACAACCAATCCATATAGGCCTGTCGGTCTCTATGGTCTCGTCTCTTGTTGACTAAGCGAGCATTAAATTGGTCGATCTTAACGTTAAGCTCCGTTAAGGCTGTTTCAATATCGCAAAGGTCGCTTATAACGTCACGTTGCACTCGAGACAACCGAATTAACATTCGGTAGTACTCTTCCCACACTGGGAGTCCATGAGCCCAGGATAAGCCACACAGACCATTGGCGTAGCATATATTCCTGGTGTAAGCCTCTAAGGCAACGGGCTTTCTGACGATTTCTGTCGGGATGGAGGTGACCCATGGTGTCAGCTGCAATATTCTAGCTGGTATTCTGGTTAAGTTGTAACCACCATGGCCATCCTGAACAAAGTAAGCGGATAGGAAGTCGAGTTCATCAAGTGTACCCCATTTGATAAACTTAAGGATTTGACCCAGACCATGTACTTTTGGTGTTTTGTTCTGGGTGAATAGTACCTCCACTGATTTCTCAATAATTGCCTTTTCTCTTATATCAGTGACACCAATGACGTCATCTCCTTTGCATAGGACGTCAAGTTTGGTGCGTGAGTGTGTTCTAACACACCGCCAGTAAGCTAGCTGCAGCAGGGAGTTGGCCCATGATGTCCAACCATCTCCTGATGCACGGGTTCCTTTGGTTTTGTAATTGATTAACCCACGCATTACTGAAACAGACAAGATCTCTGACGCGCGGAACACTACCATGATGTCTTCATGGTCAATATATTGGGGATATATTATCTGTCCTTCATGTTTCTTCAAAAAATTCTCAAGGACATCGTTCCACATTTGGATGATGGCGTAGCTCTGAGTCATATCAAATCCACTACCGTCACCAGCGAACCAAACAGGGTCGCGATACTCGCATTCCCAATCGGCGAGTTTTGTCGTGATCTGGTCCCACGATGAATTGCCACAGTACCCCCTAACGTGTTTGGTACATAATTTTTCCATGGCATTCACAAATGCATTCCCAATGACCTTCTTCTCGTCAGAGGGGCCACAAATTTGGCGTTCCTTAACGTCATTGATTGGCTCATCCTTATAAGCTTCTTCCACTTCGGTGAATTGTTTCTCTATCTTTGGGAAAGCTTCATACTTCACTCGAGTGTACTCCCACCCTTTTGATCGGAGGGCAATCTTGGCAAGTTCCATTTTGTTGCGGTATTCTATTGGGTACTTAGCGAGCCAGTCTTGCTCAGACACAACCAATCCGTCGGCTATTACACCGTCTGAAATTTCCTTAAAAATGCCCGTAAGTTCAGGCATTAAGTACTGCTTCAAACAGCTTTCGTCGGGGAACACTTGGTTGGAGCAAGCTCGTATACTCGCGGCAACTTGCGTTAAGGTGCAATTGTGCTTAATCGTTGGCACTACTCTTCGGCTTCCTAATAACAGGGGGGCTGCTTGCCAGGCATATGTGGTGCGTTTGCAATCACAGCCCACTGCTGCTGCATACTCTGCCCCACTATTGTAAAGTGTGGGGTCGTAGAGTGGGTCCTCGGCTGTGAATTTTGACACAGCATTAATGAGGTTCTTGTCAAGGCGGGTGGTGTCGGTGACGCACGTGCCTCCGAGGGTCTGCATGGTAGGTCGTCGCAGAAGTTTATTTAAAAATTTGGCAACGACCCACACATACAGAAATTCCCAGATCCATGCTAAGGGATTGAGGTTTCCGACACCGGCCTGGACAAAGAATACAGGACCGGTTTTAAGTTCTCCATCCTGCCAAATTGGGGCAGAATCGTCCTGTGGCATGTGCTCTGGCCGACAGGGTTGACTTTCTCGACCGACGTAACAGTTGTCGATCAAGCAGTCATCCAAACTCCACTCGAACCTCTTACTAACGACGCCTGAAGGGAAGCGGTATGGGTGAGGTGTGTGTTTTGGTTTAACACATTTAATTGTGTTATCCCAATGTGGCGTGAGGCCAAAGTCCTCATACTCACCAATTGTCTTGGGGTTGACGAGGACTCTCTCCACCTGAATGATGGGTGGGGTGAAGAGATTAGCATAAACCGAAATCCCTAAAAGAATGAAGAGGATAAGGGATATGGGTTTGAAGACGTTGGTGCAGATTGAGGGTTGAACCCAAACGCCTTTCATGCGCTCGTTGGCTTCACGAATGTTGGAGTTTTCTTCGAAGAACTTATGGACAGCTATTGTGTCCTTGGCGGTCATGTCCCAGGCTATTTTAGCAGCGGCACGGTAATTCTTGATGTTCCTAATATCAAGACTGCCTGAGACTACTTTGGACCTTAAGGCGCGACCGTATTGTCCTAACGCGTCGGCCGTTGACAAACTTGCTTTGCCAACACACAGTTTATAGAAGGACAGCAGATCCTCCACTTCAACTATGTATTTTTCACCGTCGATTGTGTATTCGAATTTGCGCTCGTCGGTGGCAAAGACAACAATCGCTCCAGCGCGATTGACGGCATCCTTGAAGGAATACCAGAGGGATCCAAACCACTGGGCCGCCTTTTCCATGATAACAGGCGCTTGCTCATCAGCGGGTTTGAGGAAGGTGTCAAAGGTTTTGACACCTGGCACTTCACTGGCTACATGTACAATGCGGGTCAAAATGTAGCGGTGTTTGCCGTAGTTCATTGCCAGCTTCACTGTGAAGTGGATGAACCCTCCACCGACAGGATTGGTTACCTGCCAGCTACCGTTTGCGGTGTTGACGATACCATGTTCATAGCAGGACTCGTTCCCGCGTGTGTACATTCTTGAAATGTACTGCCCATTTCTCTGGCTCAAAACCACATCACCTTCACCATCATATAAACTGTATGAGGTGTGACCGTTGGAGATGGCATGGTTGAAGTCAGCAAAGGCGGCCCATGCTCGGTGCATGGGGGTTCGTTGAACATGGCGGGCGATGCCCTCGAACACACCAGGGTAGTAGATTGAGTCTACAGAAAATGCGACCTGGATGTTCATGGGAAGTAAGC